AAATTCTTCTGTGCAGGCGAGTACGGTGGAAAGACCCACCGACCGCACTACCACCTGGTCCTCTTCGGCGAAACATTCAACGACCGATACACCTCAGAAGATCCCAACACGGGGAAGGTCTACCACCATTCATACGAACTAGATTCGATCTGGGGCAATGGCCGCGCAACCATCGACGACCTCACCTACCTCTCCGGCGCATACGTCGCCGGCTACGTCGCGAAAAAATCCAACGCCGGGAACCGAACGGGTCCCGTCCAGGTGCACGCCCAAACCTACAAGACGGCACCTGAGCATTACTCCTGGCCTGCCCCTGAATTCCAAAAAATGAGCAATCACCCCGGCCTGGGGCATGACTGGTTCATGCGCCCCGAAAACATGGCCAAGGTGATCGAGACTGACTCGATCCAAATCGGCGAGTACCAATTCTCGGTACCGCCCTACTACTCGCGGCTCCTGGCCCGCGAATACCCTCTGCTCATGCCCGAAATCAAAGCTAAGCGCCTTGAGGGCCTCTACACCACGTCTGAGACGTGGACCCCTGCCCGCTGCTCCTCTGCCGAAGAAATCGCCCTACAGGACTTGCAGAGACGCCGGGACTCCCTCTAAACTTCCAGAACCATGAAAATATTCGAGATTCTGGACTCCAAAGCCGAAGGCTTCTCTACGCCGTTCTTCGCCGAGACCACGGGCCTCGCGATGCGGCTCCTGAAACAGCGGATCCAAGACAGCGACCAAATGGCGCTTTACGCCGCTGATTTCTCTCTCTACGAAACCGCGGACTGGGACGCCCAGTCGGGGATAACCGTCGGCCTGGCCGAGCCGCTCTTCGTCATCCAGCTCGAGAACCTTCTCGACCTACCAAAGGAACCGACACCAAATGCCGAGTAAGCAAGGCACCCGGGCCTCAGGCTCCGGGAAATTCAAAGAACGTTTCTCGACCGTTCCGCCGAGCTCCATTCCTCGGTCCGCCTTCGATCGGTCCTTCTCTCACAAAACAACCTTCAACTCCGGGGAACTCATCCCCGTCTATATCGACGAGTGTCTGCCTGGCGATACCGTCAACCTAACGCCCTCCTTCCTGGCCCGCCTGGCCACGCCCATCAAACCCTACATGGACGGCATTCACCTGGACTGGCAATTCTGGGCCTGCCCCTACCGTCTCGTGTGGGACAACTTCGTGAAGATGATGGGCGAACAAACTCTCCCTGAGGATCACATCGACTATACGATTCCTCAGATGCCCGCCCCCTCTGGCTCGGGCCACCTAACAGGATCTCTCTCCGACTACTTCGGAATTCCCGTAAATATCCCTGATCTCGAACACAGCGCCTTATGGCACAGATTTTATAATTTGCTGTTCAATACCTGGTACCGCGACGAAAATTTACAGCAACCGGCAACCCAGGTCAGCAATGACGGGCCCGATGATCCTGACCAATACCCAATCCGTCGCCGCGGCAAACGAAAAGATTATTTCTCAGGGGCGCTTCCCTTCGCTCAAAAAGGCGACCCCGTAACTCTGCCGTTAGGCGACACTGCACCCGTGATCGGGGACCCCGACACGGACCTACAACCTCTCTACCGAACTGAAGAAGAAAACTTCACCGGCCACATGCGCTCGACGACCGGACTCGATGTCGAGTTCTCTATCCCCGGCGTCGTAGCCTCCGACTTCGAATGGGCCGACCCCAAGCTCATAACCGACCTCTCTGGGGCAACTTCAGTGACAATCAACGCGATGCGTGAAGCAATCGCGCTACAACACCTCCTGGAGAGGGACGCACGAGGCGGTACGCGCTATCGCGAGCTAACGCTCTCTCACTTCGGCGTCCATACCGACGACCTCCGTCTGTTCCGCCCTGAACTACTGGGTACCGGTACTCTCCAGGTTTATCCTGTCACAATCCCACAAACGTCCGAAACGGACACAATCGCAGGCCCGGACGGGACTGCACAAGGCAACCTTGCCGCATACGCCGTAGGCCAAAAAGTCGGTCGCGGCTTCATGAAAACATTCTCTGAGCACATGCTAGTCATGGGCATCATCTCCGTCCGCGCCGAACTCTCATACCAACAGGGTCTTCATCGAATGATGTTCCGCAAGACCCGCTTCGAATTCTATTTTCCCGACCTAGCATTCCTCGGGGAACAAGCCGTCCTCTCGAAGGAAATCTTCGCTGATAACACGGCAGGTGATAACGACACCTGGGGTTTCCAACCCCGTTACGAAGAATATCGACACCGCCAGTCAATGATAACCGGCGAGTTCCGCTCTCAATTTGCGGAATCGCTCGACGTCTGGCACCTGGGCCTCGACTTTGCCGAGCGCCCGGTACTCAACGACGCGTTCATTCAAGAAAATCCACCCATCGAACGCGTCATCGAACTAACTGAGGAACCCGAGTTCCTCCTGGACTGCTATTTCAAGATTAAGCATGTCCGGCCAATGCCCAAGTTCGCAACACCTGGACTTCTCCGCTTCTAATGTCCTACGCCGCCGCAATCGGCTCCCTGGTCCCGATCGACACGCTGACCTCCTACGGGATGAATGCGATGTCCGCCTCAATGGCGTGGGACCGGCAAAAAAATCTCATGACCTGAGGACCCGGGTACCAAATGCAAGGGCTCCGGGCCGCGGGCATCAATCCAATCCTCGCCGCAGGCGCAGGAATCAAGGGCGGCTTTCAAGGCTCAGCCATCCAAGCCGCCCCCGCTCAAGCGGGCCGAGGCAAAAACGCAATCACCACTGCGCTCGAAGCGCAGCTGCTCTCGGCCAATACTGCAAAAGCAACCGAGGAAGCCGCCGCAACCCGATTCAATAATATCGAGGCCAAGATACGGACGGACTTTCTCGCAACACCTGAAGGTCTGGCGACTATCCGCCGGGACCTAATCAGCAAATCCATCCCGGACACCTGGTCCGGCATGACTGGCAAGGCCCTCTTCGAAACGATGAACAAAATTAAAGGCATGTCAGGCCGCGAAAGCGCCCCTCTCAACCAGCGACTCGAAGCAATCTTCGAAAAGATCCCTATCATGGACGTCGCACCAAGGACCACCGCCAAATGACAGCCGCCAAAGCCTTGCCCAAACGCAAACGGGCTACCAAGCGCATCTCCCTGAAACTCGACACGTCTCGTGGCGCAAATCAATCCGACGCCCCTGCGGCGGACATAAACACGATCGTTGCCCAATACAAGAAACACGGCACGATCCCTAACGTCGGTCTCAAGAACCCTCTCTACGGGGACTTTACGTTCCCCGAAAACCTGACCGACATTCGCGAAGCGATATACGTCGCTGAAGACCGCTTCAACGAACTCCCTGCGGACGTACGCACCGCAGCAAAAAACGACATGGGCGAATTCCTCGAAATGTTCAATGACCCTGATCGTCAAAAACTCCTAGAAGACGCTGGGCTCATCATCTCGGAAAACCCCGAAATCAAACCTCCCGCTCCTAAACCGGAATCACCCAAAACACCTGATGAATCCCCTACATCCGATGAGTAACCAGCCTCTCTTAAAAACGGCGGAGAGCGAAGCGAAACAGCCGGATGTCCTGAGGAAGATCCAACTCTATCCTCCACATCAAACCCATCCCTACCCCTGGCCGATCTGGTCGCGTGGCCTCACGGACCCGTATAATCGGCCAGGCCCTCTCCACCCTCCAAAGCCAATCCTCGGCATCGAATGATGCCGATCCCCCTCACATGTGAGACAAATGTGATGCTCGCTCTGACTTGTCCTACAGAGCACCCAACCACCCCAACCAAATGCGAAGCGCAACCCCTTGAATTTCCTCAAGAAATTGCATCCTGGGAAAACCGCTTCGCCTAACACGTTCGAAAAAAGTGAGGTAAATCATGGCTCGAAGAGGCTACCGAAATCCCCGAGGCGGCGGCCGCCGCCGACCGACCCGTAGGCGCCGCAGCCGCGCGTCCCGTGGTCGTCGAACACTCAAGGTCAATCGAGGACGTCCCGCCCGTGGCGGGTTCAGAGCGTGAGCTTCTGGCAGGTCTTCTTCCTGATAACCGTCCTCCTCATCCTGACCGACAACTGCTGATCGTGGTCCTCATCCTGGAGGCCGTCGATCTGCTCTTGCAGGTCTTCTCCTGATGCCCTGCTACCACCCCCACCGAGTGGTCTTCGAAGACCACTCAGCCAACTGGGGGCTCGACCCTCGCAATTCCTGGGTCGACCCCCTGCTACCCAACCAAAGGGTCGGAAACATCGCTTGCCGAAAATGCCTGGGCTGTAACACGAACCGTTCGCGAGAATGGTCCCTTCGCATCTTTCACGAAGGTCTCTCCTACGCCCAGGACTGGCGCGATCCAAAAACTGGAGTCGTGGCTTCAGTCCCGAACTCCGCAATGGTCACTCTGACCTACCGACCCGAAGACCTCCCCGAACCTCCGCACCTGGACTACGGCCAGGTCCAGCTCTTCATGAAACATCTACGCAAACGCCGCGACGACCGCGGCGATAGCTCACCGATCAAATTCTTCTGTGCAGGCGAGTACGGTGGAAAGACCCACCGACCGCACTACCACCTGGTCCTCTTCGGCGAAACATTCAACGACCGATACACCTCAGAAGATCCCAACACGGGGAAGGTCTACCACCATTCATACGAACTAGAT